TATTATGACTCAACGAAGTTTGATCTAGTCGATAGTATAGGTAATGTATTTAATCGTTTGTTTATCTTTGATGCTCAATCTATTCATGCTGCTTCACAGTATTTTGGGCAAACCATGACGGACTCAAGACTATTTCAAATATTCTTTTTTGACTAATCTAAATATAATTTTACTAAAAATATGAATTTTACTGTTTACAGTAGAGAAGGATGCCCTTACTGCGTCAAAATAAAAGAGGTAATGCAGTTAGCAAAACTTCAGCACAGGGTTTATGATCTAGGAACAGACTTTACAAGAGACGAATTTTATGACCAGTTTGGTTATGGTTCTACTTTTCCTCAAGTGGTTGTTGATAATAAAAATTTAGGTGGTTGTGTTGATGCAGTTAAGTATCTGCGTGAACAAAAAATAATTTGATTGACTTTTGTAGATGAATCGAGTATAATTAAATTACTACTATAAATAAATCAAGTACAAGAGGTAACATGTCTGATTTAGACATCGTATTAGTGCTCGCACTACCTGTATCATTCTTATCCTTAGTGATAGGAATACTCGCAGGATGGGTATCCAGAGAATACATGATGAATTATCGAGAGATACCAAGACAACATCCTGAGATGTTTGATGTAAATGGGAACTTAGTTCCAGATGATATTGTAGCATTTAGATTTGAAAATTATGACAACGACGACGACGAAGACGGGTAGAAAACCTGGTAGACCTAGAAAGGTTGTTGATACACCTATCAAGAAACTACCAAACAACCCTCTTGCTTTTGAAGTTTTAGATCTCGCAAGTAAGCAGAGATCAGTAAACAAAAAAGTCGAAGTTCTGAAAACTTATGAGCATGTTTCTCTAAAGATGCTTTTTCTTTGGAATTTTGATGCAGCTGTGGAGAGTGCACTTCCGCCAGGCGAGGTTCCTTACGAATCGTATGGTGAACAAACCTCTTCAAGCGGAACTCTGTCTAAAAAAATAGATATGCAGACTCGTAGCATGTATGAGACTGGTTCTTTCTCTATGGGTGTTACCGATCAACAAGGTAGAACAACTATTCGTAGAGAATGCACTAAGTTCTATCATTTTGTGAAGGGTGGTAATGATGCTATGAAGAATCTTCGTAGAGAGAGTATGTTTATAAACCTACTTTCAGGTCTTCACCCTCTAGAAGCAGAAATTATTTGTTTAGTCAAAGAAAAAAATTTAGAAGAGAAGTATAAGATAACACGAGCAATAGTAGAGGAAGCATATCCTGATATACAATGGAGAGACCGAGCATGACTGAAACAAAACATAAGAAGAATCGTACTTGGACAGATGAGGAGAAGTCATCACACAAGGAAGAGTATGGTTGTGAAATCATAATTGAAAATGGAACTTTATCTGAATGCAATACTCGTAATGCACCCACAGATGCACTTATAGTTCATTATATTCACAACGATAGAGATTGCTATGACCTAACCAGAGGTAGTCGTACAAAACTATTTGATATGTACTATGATAAGTTTAAAAATAACTTAAAGAGCATAGAGTATGGTGGTGGTAACATTAAACCTTCTATGTGGGGATATAAAAGTCCATCTAAATCCAAAAAGCGAAAGTAATTCCAAAAATATCGCAAAAAAAATTCCGCAAAATTTTTGACCTGTAGGGTTTTCTGTAACTTTTACTACAAACTACTTGACTAAATAGTGTGGGTATGCTAACATACCTTTACGTTCATCCAAATGATAGAACTCACACTACTAGCATCACTTCTTACTGAACACAATGCCTCCCATTGGGAGATGTCTTGCTCAGAATGGAATCAAAACAGAATTGAGATACTTAGCGATAAGAATCTTAACTCTGATGCTCACGAGTATCTTATAGATTACTTGAGAACTAAGGTGTCAGATGATTGTGATGCTTTCATCATCGGACGCAAGTAAGCCGACTCGGAACGGGTTCGTTCATCCTCATGTATAACATTCTAATGAAATTAGTATTACTCGGTGCTCCACTTAATTGTGCAGATGCCAATGAGTTGCTATCAACTATCAAATCATATGACCCTGATAGGTTACATATGGTTAGAGTGATTGTAGAGCATACTGATCCAGTGTGTTTTGAGGACGCAAAAGCCGACTGAAGGAACGGATTTAAAAAGTCCAACTACTTTAGGAGAAACCAAATGGCACAAGTCACATACCGTGGTGTCGTATATGACACTGATAGGAACAAAGCAAAGCAGACTAACAAGGTCGATCTAACTTACCGTGGTGTAAGACAAGAAAAAGAACTTACAAGTCTTAAGTGATTGAAACATTAGAGATATGCATAGCATCTGCTATCTTTCTCACAATCATAACTGCTGAAGTTCAGTTCCTATATGGAAAATAAACACAGGAGGGTTGCATCCCTCCTTTTTTTATGCTATAATACTTGAAACAATAATATTATGGACAGAGACAAACTCAAACTAATGGTTCGTAACTTAGAATTATTGGTTGATGATATCAAAGCAGAAGTTTTTTCGGATGTGGAATCTTACGTAAGTCCACCTCCTACCATATCACAAGATTATGACGAAATACTAGAGGACGACGATGGCTACCCCGATTAGTAGAGCAAAAAGATTAATTAAAATGCTTGAAAGATTAATCAAAAAAGACTATCTATATACAGAAGAAGAACTTAAAACAATAAAGTCTCAACTACGGACTGTAAAAGAAGAATTAGCTGCTGCAGAAGCAAAAACATCAAAAGGGTTTAAATGAACGTATCATTAATTAGTGTATCTCCAGATGCAGAAAAGCATATGGCATATTGTGCTCGTGTAAGTAATCCAAACAATCAGGACAATGAAAATTATGCAGGTCTGTTAAGATACTGTATCAAACATCAGCATTGGTCAATTTTTGAGCAAGCATTTATGACTCTAGAAATCAACACTACAAGAGGACTTGCTGCACAAATATTAAGACATCGTTCTTTTACATTTCAAGAATTCAGTCAGAGATACGCAGATACAAATTTGTTGGATGCAAATATTCCTCTACCAGATTTAAGAAGACAAGATACAAAGAATCGTCAGAATAGTATTGATGATATACCAGAGAAGCAAACTAAATTTTTACAAGAGAGAATAAGACAATATTTTAATGAAGGTATGGATTTATATAATGAATTATTGAGAGAAGGTATTGCAAAAGAGTGTGCTCGATTTGTTTTACCACTTGCAACACCAACTCGCATCTATATGTCTGGTAGTGTTCGTTCTTGGGTTCATTACATTGATCTCCGTTCTGGACACGGAACACAAAAAGAACATATGGACATAGCAAATGCTTGCAAGACCATATTTACCGAACAGTTTCCAACTGTATCGGAGGCTTTGCAATGGGTCTAAATAGTACACATAACTTTATAATTATATGGCAACCTATCCTGTAGTTAATACTAAAACTGGTGAACAAAAAGAAGTGATGATGAGTATCATGGAGTGGGATCAGTGGTGTGCTGATAACCCAGATTGGTTGAGAGATTATTCTGATCCCTCAACTATGCCAGGTGTCGGTGAAGTAGGAGAATGGAAAGATAAGTTAAGAAAGACAAAACCAGGTTGGAATGATGTTTTACACAAAGCATCAAAATCACCAGGTTCAAGAGTAAAAAAACTTTAATCAAATGCCAAGAAAAAAGAAGACAAATGGGGATCAACCCATAGGTATCGGTTTAACTACAAAACAAATGAAACGTAAAAAACCGATTGGGAATACTTACCTTCTTGATATTGAACCTATCACAGATAATCAAAAAAAACTTTTTGATTCATATGCAGAGGATAAACACCTTGTCGCATATGGGACAGCGGGAACAGGTAAAACATTTATTACGTTATATAATGCTCTTGCTGATGTGCTTGATGAGACCACACCATACGAAAGAATATATCTTGTTCGTTCTTTAGTATCTACTCGTGAAATAGGTTTTTTGCCTGGTGATCATGAGGATAAAGCAGATATTTACCAAATACCATACAAGAATATGGTTAAATATATGTTTCAAATGCCAACTGACGCAGATTTTGAGATGCTATATGGTAATTTGAAAGCACAAGAGACAATAAAATTCTGGAGCACCTCTTTTATTAGAGGTACAACTCTAGATAATGCGATAATTATTGTTGATGAATTTCAAAATCTTAATTTTCACGAATTAGACTCTATTATCACTCGTGTTGGTGAAAATAGTCGTATTGTATTCTGTGGAGATGCAAGTCAAACTGATTTAGTCAAAACTAATGACAGGAATGGCATACATGATTTTCTTAACATATTGCGTAAAATGCCTTCTTTTGATATAATAGAGTTTGGTATTGATGATATAGTTCGTTCTGGACTTGTCAAAGAGTATATTATTGCAAAACTTGAAACTGGTAATTAATGTTTAATCATGTAGAATTAAATCTTCCTAAACTTTCAAGGGAAACTATTGATGGTGTACGCTATTATTCTGTTCCTGATGAAGATGAATTAATTAAATTAGTTTCAATTACATCAGTTACGAGTCATTTTAACAAAGAAATATTTGTTAACTGGAGAAAGAAAGTTGGAGATGAAGAAGCAAATCGTATTACGAAAGCAGCTACCACCCGTGGTACTGATTTTCATACTCTAACTGAGCATCATTTATTAAATGACGAGAAACTTCCAAAAGTTCCTCCGATTTCTAATTTTTTGTTTAATGTAGCAAAACAAAAAATTGCTAATATAAATAATATTTACGCTTTAGAGGGTGCTCTCTACAGTAAGCAACTAGGAATTGCTGGAACAGTCGATTGTATTGCAGAATACGAGGACGAGTTAGCGATAATAGACTTTAAGACTTCTAAAAAACCAAAACCAAGAGACTGGATAGAACATTACTTCGTCCAGTGTATGGCATACGGTTGTATGTTGTATGAATTAACGGGTATATCTGTTAAAAAATTAGTAATTATTATGTCCTGTGAAAATGGAGAATGCATCGTCTATGAAGAATACAACAAAGCAAAGTATATCAAACTCCTCGGAGAATACATTAACAAATTTATTCAAGATAAACTGGAACTCTATGGAACCAAATAAAGAGCTAGAACAGGCAATCGAGAATAAATTCTTGACTCCATCTAAATTTGCACAAGAAATTGAAAAGATTGTTGCAGAGGAAAAAGATTTCAATTATATTGACGCAATATGTCACTATTGCGAAATCAACAACATTGAGGTAGAATCAGTATCAAAGTTAATATCTAAACCTTTAAAGGAAAGATTAAAATGGGATGCAACCCGTCTTAACTTTATGAAACCTACATCAAGAGCAAAATTACCTTTATAATGAAAAAATCAGAATTAATA